TGTGGTTCATCAAAGGTATATTTGCTACCATACAGACCTTGTTGTTGGAGATATTCGAGCGTTGCAGGATCATTCAAACGGTCAATGAAATTCATAGGATCGTGACCGAATTTTGCTCGAACATAAGCGGGTAAACTGTAGAATTCTTCACGAACTCCGGATACAAGCTCAAGCGCTGTACTGTAGTCGCCGGGAAGCGTTGCATCTCCGAACTGCAGATAAGCGTATTGCGAACTATCGCCGAGATCAAGAGTCATAATACCTTTCTGACCGTCTGCATACTTATTTACGATGTAGTTAATATCAGTTTCATCTTTCTCGTCCTGAACGGTAAGAGAGGGCATGGTAAACTCAATACCGCAATGATCATGTTCTTCTACGGGATCATAAGCTGTCTTAAATTTCATACTTTCACCTCCTTTCGCAAGCGCCTAAACGCGGCGGGCGTGGCGTACAAAAAAAGGGCGATCTCCGTGAGATCGTCCTTTTTCTGATACGCTCTTTATTAGATTATCATTTAGTAGAGTCATTGTCAACAGTCTGCACATATTCTATGGCGCGACCAACCATGACAGGAATACGGGACTCGTCACAATTCTCAACGTAATAGCGACCGTCGCTGTCACCGAGATTGCCAACATAATACAAAGTAAAATCTTCAGGATACTTTTTAATAAGCATTTTATCATCATTAACTATACCTTCAAAAGCTCGGAGAGCAAGCATATCATTGTGGTAAACCTGTGGAGGACTGAACTGTTCAGCCTTAGAATCATAAATGGAATAAAGTCTCAGCGGAACCATCTCCTTTTCTAAACGCAATTAGATACCTACGAATCATAAGATAAATCGTAGATGATACAACAAAATAATCCTTATCAAGACGAATAACCCTAAAACCATCAGGCTTTAGACGGTAAGCGGCATATTTACTACCACGAAAGAGAAAGTTAAAAGAAATATCACGCTCACGAAGAAAATTTTTAACAGCTTCAAATTCACTAATAGACATCACCTCATTTCTGACTTAATGATAACACAGTCACAATACCTTGTCAAGTTTTCTGCCAAGAAAATGTTTATATTTACCTTCCTGAACACGGCACCGATCAACCAAACGCTCAAAAGTATTGTTCTCCAGGTTATGAAGCATCTTCTCAATACGGTTATTACGAATAAACTCCATCCAGTGAGGATGCGTTTCATCAAATTTCTTATCATAATAACGAGGAGGACGCATCTTCTTACCGTTAATAACAACATAATCATTAGCATAGCATTCTTCGCCATGATTTTCAAGCCATTTAGCACCTATGCCGGGACGATTAGAAGCAACCATGAATTCAGGAATACGACCTTTATAGTGAGAAGGAGCGTCTTTACCTGTCTGTTTTTTTACTATATAGCGAGCGACATAGGCAGCAGAATCAAAGCTAAAATCACCAATAAGATGCATACCGTATTTCCATACTTTGGCAAAACGAGAAGAAGTATAAGTATTATAACCGTCTGTACGGAACCGAAAAATTTTGTCATCAAAATCAATATTAAACAAAATGTAATGATAATGGGGGCGACCATGAAGTTCACCATATTCACCACAGCCGAGAAAGCGAATACCACTACCATACTCACGACGAAGATTTTTCATGAAAGTCTGATGAAATTTCTTGCTTAAGCTTTTATCACTTGGCAAATGATAATCATCAAAAGTGCAAGTAACGAAATAAGCAGAAGACGAAGAACGGGCTTCGTGGACAGCACGGACAGCCCACTGTCTACTATTTTCGAGACGACAACCGATGCATTGTTTACAAGAACAACGAATGAAACGGCTATCGCCAGCAAGCTCAGGGTGAGAGGCAAGGCTACCGTAAAAACTATAATGTTGTTTTCCATTTTTCGTAATCGCTCCTTCAACTGGGTACATAAGAATAGGATTATAACAAACCATATTAATCACCTGTACCGATTGTATCAGGATTAAGTCAGAATGTCAAATCCTAAATCCACCTCGTCCTACTCTCTTAAAATTTCTACGACGAGATCTGGAGGTACGCCGGAAAAGACGGCGAGAACCTCGTTTAGATAAGCGACGTCGTCTCATTTAGCATCCCTCCAAGGACCGAAAAAACGGCTAGTTTTTTTAGAATCATTCTTATTAGCAACTGGCTCAATAAGTTGCGCAACATCGGCTTGAAAGTCCGAAGCAACTTTTTTAGCAGTAACAGTGTTCGAAGAAGCTTTACCTTTCAGAGCTTCAATTAGATCCACAACTTCCTGAATAAAGGGAACAACAACAGAAACAATAAAAGTCAAAATCATAGTAGTTTTATTAGGCATAAAAGTTATCTCCTTCCAAAATAACGACCTCCGAGGAAGCCTATAACATTTTTGACAGTAGAACCAACACCACTAGCGACAGATCTAGGAGCACCTGTAAGACTTTCAATATTCTTATAGAAATCACGTTCCATACCTGCCATTTCAGTTTGAATATTATCAAAAGCGGCGGCAGAATTAGCACGATTAGCAGAAGCAATATTATTCAAAACACCAGAGCTAAGGTAAGAACCTTGAAGACGAAGGTTTTCAAGCTCCAGATTCATCTTCTCAAGCTCGTAACCAAGACGTTTCTCATAAGTCTGCTCACGAAGATTTAAATCGTTTGCAAGAATACCGTTCTGAAGAACTGTACCATGGGTACTCTGACGCACAGAATCGGCTTCTGCGACGTTTTTATCAATTTGAGATATTGCAAGATGCTCGGCATTCTTAGCCTGCCTTTCAGCGGCACTAGCGGCTTTAGCAGAATTCATAGTAGAACCTATATCGCTCATGCCTACAGAAGCGGCTGAAGCTCCAGATATAGAACCGCCTATACCATTAGTAGCAGCAAGAATAGGATTAAGACCAGCATTACGCATATCTTCCATAGCCCATTGATAACGATGTTTATAATTTTCAACATTCCACGCGTTAGCCTGTGCGGCATTAGCAGAATTGTAATGATTCTGAACTGCAGATCCTAATACAGAACCAGCAACACTGCCTAAAGTATTAGAAAGCCATGACATAAAACCAACTCCTTCTAGAAGTGATCAACAAGGCCGGGCGTACCAAACATAGGCATAGGACGCACAGTAGTGTAACGGAAGCCTATGTCAAGCAAGAATTCAGGCTCACTGGGAACAGCGATAATGCGCTCAATAGGCGGATTTTCAAGAATAAACTCTTCGTTGAGAGTCGGAGCATTTTTAAAGAACTGGGACAGATGCCAAACGTCAAGGTTACCACTAATTACAGAGCTACGGAATTTACCAGTAATCTGCGAAGGTTTATAACGATATTCAGCGTAGCGCTCCTGATAGCCAAATACAGAATTATCCTGTTCGGCATCGCCAGTAGCATAAATTTCTTTAAGAAGTATAGCCTGTTCACCTAAATGAGCAAAAGTCGGCCAATACCAATCATAAACAGTAGAGCGAAGCCACATCTTGTTGATACCTTGCTGATAAGTAAGATCGGCGCGAGCGCAAACAAAGCCAAAAATATAACCATGTTCAACAAAAGATTTAGTAAAGCCATGGAACTTAGCAGCAGTAACACCATAAGCAGAAAGATTGCCTTGAGGAGAGGTGTCGTCGGTTGCAGAAGTCTGAGCTATTGGATTAACATTTACCATTTTAGTGAAAGAGCCGAGGAACTCAGGGCGCTGAAGACGAGCATCAGGAGAAACTACACCAAAGAAAGAGCGAAGCACTTCTGTATACCGACTACCACCACGAGCAAGACGTTCGTAGAATTTTTGCATTTGGAAAGCAGTACGAAGACTATTAATAGTGAAAATGCTAGAAGAATCCAAATCAGCATAAGCAGATTTAGAGAGCCAAGAAGAACCAGGTTGAGCAGTAATAGTAGACATACCAGAGCTGTAACTACCGTGACCAGCTACAGCAACAGAATAACCACCAGTTGAATATTCTAAAGTACCATTTCCAGAATAAAAAACATCATGTACACCACCATCTTTAGAAAGTTGAGCACCAGCTAATTTATTATCAGATTGCTGAACAAAATAGCCTGAAACAGGCGAAGGGTCAACAAGAGTAGCAGTACCAGCTAAGCCTATAGATACACCAGGTCCTTTCTGTGTCCACGGAAGAGCAGAAGTAAAGTAATCATGACGTTTACAACGAGGCGGACAAGCAAGTCCAGGGACAATATTAGAACCAGACGTAAACACCCAAGCAGGTTGCTCAGAAGCTCGAGCAGAATTTAAAACCTCATTAGTATCACCTTTCTGAATCTTAACAGATTTCTGAAGGTTTTCGTCTCTAAACCATTCGTTGTAAATAAGATAAACGCCACGGAATGGAAGCGCATTAACACCAGATAAATTACCAGAAGTATTAACAGGCAAGCCGAAATAATCCCAAAGAGAGCCTACATAAGCATTATCAGAGTTACCAGTAGCAGTAACAGTAGGGATGACATAATCAGTGCTATCATCAGGGTCTTCCTGCTCAAAACAGAAATTCTGCCAATGTTCCCAAACGAGGCGGTTTGGTACAAAAAAGAAAAACCAGTCCAGATAAATATTATCCATGATAGGCTTAATAGGAGTAGCCAAACGAGCGAAGTAATTAACAGACATACGAGTAGTATCGCCAGGCAAAATCTCGTCAACAAATACAGGTATAAGCTTACCTGAATTAAAAGTTGTCTTATAAACATGGGAACGATCGAATTTAGTCCTTTTCATGTACATTGCAGGAGCATCGCTGAAGCGATGTCCTCGAACTCTTATTTTTTTTCGAGCCAAAATTTCACCTTCTTCGAAGTGTAAACCTAAAAATTAACCTAAAGCAAATTATTCTTAGGTTCTAGATTATTTTTGCGTCACCTACGCCAGTTACATCAAGTAAGTAACTGGCTTCGGTGACGCCTATTTTTGTGTTTTTTCATTATTTTGTTCTAAAGCGTTACTTTCTTTTTGTGTTTGTTCACTACTTACGGACTGTTGTGGTTCATCAAAGGTATATTTGCTACCATACAGACCTTGTTGTTGGAGATATT